TCGTGGGGATCGGACCCGCTTCTTGCGAGGGGGGGACAAGAGAAGGAGCCAGCGTTCAAGGGCGTCATAGGATACGCTGGTACCTTCACATTGCCGCACATCGGAGTAGATGTTGGCCTTCTTGTATTTGAGGAAGTCCGCTATCTCTCGGGCGACCCTGGATGCGGCTCGGTTCACGCAGTCCTTTTCTCGCGGTCCCGAACCACCGCGGCCTTTCCGCTACATCCGTGGCACAGGTTGTGGGTGAAGCCGTCCCACATCTTGACGGGGTCGAGGAGCGCCTGCCGTTCCCCGCAGGAGTCGCACGGCTCGCCGGCGTAGTCCCCAGCTTCGAACGCTCGGATCTTGGCCACTCGTTCGGCAAAGGACATTTCGAAGCCGTCTTCCATCATGGGTCCCATGAGCTCCGCCAGCGCACGAACGGTCGAGTCGTTCATATTGAGGCTCCGGCGGATTCTCCGGGTCCGGTGCTTCTGTCGTAGCCATTTGAGAAGGCGCATCTTGGATCTCCACAGACGGACCCCACCCTCTTTAGTCCCCCAGTTGGCTAGAGTATAGATACCGAGCCCCGGTAGCCGGGAGGAGCCCGGGCTAGACCGCTGCCTAACTCAGGGTGGAGGGTCCACTCCCTTCCCTGCCCGGCGGCCTTCCTTGGCGATTCAGTCCTTCCCTAGTCGCTGTAATGGTCGATGATGGGGGTAGGGCTACTCGTAACCGGGTTCATCTGGTCGTAGATCACCTCGATGCTATAGGCGAGCATGAGCCCGCCTATGATGATCATGCCCCACCACAAGTTGAGCCCACCCAACCTCTTGTAGGCCTTGAGTCGGGCCTTGTGTTCCTGTTCCATCTCTTCGGGTGAAGCGGTGCGGAGGATCTGCATGATTACCTCGCTTTCGCCCAGTGGTGCTTCAGCTTCTGGCCACCGTTTTCGGCATCGATCACGGCCATGGTCTTCTTGGCGTCCTCGTCTCCCTTGAACGCTTCGTGGCTCAGTTGGCAGGTCCAGTAGTCGTAGCCTCCTTTCTCCTTCGAGGCCCGCTGCTTGATCAAGGGAGCCCCGCAGGCGCAAGTGGTCGGTACCTCCGGTGTCTCGCCTGGCCACAAGCCTTTGGAAGGCTTCTCCGGGGGCCGTAGAGCCGCGTTGATCTGATCCGATAGCTCCACAGCCAGGGGGCTATATTTGGCGGCCTTATTGGCCTCGACAGTGGATTCGTACTCTTCCTTGGTTTTCTTGGGACGGGTGGGCTGGCCGGTCATTCGGGCATCGACCTGGCTGTCGGCCTCCGGGTCGTCTTCCATGGACACGTTGAGCGCCATGACCCAGGCATACTTGAGACCCGCTGTTTGAGCCTTCATGACAGCCTTATCGCCCCAGTCCTGCCCGGAGCCAAAGGCTGTAACCTGAATAAAGTCGTCACTGTCTAGATCGGCAATCTGGAGCCTGCATTCCACGGTGATCAGTTGCTCGTTCTTGCCGGATGCGTTTACGCGGTCCTTGGACTCTGCGATCTTGAAGATTGGTATGGAGATGAGGCGGTTATCAATAAGGGCTTCATTCACCCTCACAAATACCGCTCTAGCAGAGACATAGGAATACTTCTGATGTTCGTTGAAAGCGTCTTTTTGAATGGTCGCGCAGTGAGCCGCGACCCGGGATAGCTTTTCCTTGAGGGTGGGAAACGGAGCCATAGCGTGCAAGGCGTCCTCATCAAACATCTTGGCCGCATTGACTACGAGGTCGCCAGACTCTGAGCGGTCCATTACTACCTTGGGCGGGTTTTTGCCTGCCCATTGAATGTTTTCCGTCTCTTCGTTCATGACCGTCTCCCGTATTCGTCTCTTGGGCTTGGTTCCCACGGCTCATCGCCGGGTCCGTTTTCGGCCATGTCCACGCAGTCCGAGTGACACAGGCCGTAGTCTTTGTGCTCTTCGAACATCTGGCCCTCTTCGATCCAGTGTTCGCAGATGTCGCAGACGCTCCTCGAGTCGAGGTCGTGGTTATCCAACACGAGTCACCTCCAGATCCGTGGGCAGTTCATCAAGGCACCTGAGAATGGCCGCGGCAAACTCGAATTCATCGGCAGCGTCCACGAAGTAGCCGCGGGAGCGAAGCCGCTCGGCCAGGCGAATGGCCTCAATGAGCGCGTGGCTCGCGCTACTACGAGGGTAAGTCTTGGTAGAGAGCTCTACCCGCATCCATTCCCGAAACGCGGGCCTGTCGTTGGTCGCGGGCCTCATATCGCCTCCAGTTCGGACATCCGGTACCCGGACGGCATGGAGTGGTCGATCGCAAAGAGATAGGTCCGGCCTGTTCTCTGGCATCGATAGAGGCAAAATCCCATGCGTTGCATGTTGCGACGGTAGCAGCACGGGCACTTCGGCCCGACGCCCACTTCCCGAGACCTCTCCCAAGCGTCCATTTCCTCGGAAGTCCAATCGGGGAGTGTTGGGCTATCGGTATAGTCTTCGACGTAGGAACTCTGCGGGGCTTGAGCCATGGAGTGGACCCTCCTTTGGTTTACGAGGGGGCGGCCCAAGGATTGCGTGATTCCCCATCCTTCGTCCTCGAGCCGCTTACCCTCTACACCACATACGATATCCATACTACATGCGCATGTCAAGGGTAAAGATCGGCTACTGCTTCTTTTTCTTTAGGCCTTTTAGTCGGTTCTGACGCAACAGCTTACGTCGCTCTTCAAGAGGGATCTTCGACCACCGGAGATTTGCGAGGGCCTGAGCTGCGGTATTCTTCGAGGACATACATCCATGCTACCACATACGCATGTCAGAAGTCAACCAGCCTTCTTCTCCCGATCCTTCGGATGCACCCAACTCTCCCGAGGAAACGGTGGGATAAACCGCAACGGTATCCCCAAACTACGCATGTTCCGCCAACACATCGTCGCATACTGCTCCATCGTCATCTCATTCGCCTCCGCATCAGCCCTAAATATCTCCTTCTCGTGAGGAGCCATTCCTATCCATATATGGCATCTAGCCTTAGACTCTTTCCGCTCTGCCACAAAGTGCTCCCCTACCTAACGGTAATTTCTATTTGTCCACTTGAACAAGACTAACACTAACTTGTTGCTACCCTTGTGCTTACACTTGGCACGTTTCCCTCTATGCGAACCTTGCTTTTTCAATCTGCGTGCCTGGCACGCTATTTGAGCATGCTTGCATACTTATGCAATCTTGCTCTTTTCCTAAGTGTATGCGTCCCTGCATTTTATGCCCCCCCGGGGGTGTATACCGTCCCCTCACAAAATCGGTGGCGGAGCCTCGCATATACCTTAGCTTTTTCAAATCGACCCTTTTAGTTGAGCGACTTGAGAACTCTCTGACTCCGGCGGTCGTTTACTTTCGCATCCGCGCTTTGCGCTACTGCTCACTTGCACGCAGGGTCCCTGCACCCTACGTGTCTCCTCTTCGCCTCCGCTGATCGCTACGTCTCATCGGGCTAAGGTGTTTTGCATGAAATTGACGTTTACAGTCAATTACAAGATTTGTTTACGGTGGATTTATTGAGAGTGGGAGGCCATAAATTCTTTGGCCGTCACGTCGGTTGATGGGTTTCAAGTGGTTTTCGGATGCATTTTGGGGGGCGCAGGAGAGATGCCGAAGGGCCTTCGTGCGGCGGTCCAGGATGGCGGGTTGGCCCGCGGGGATGGGGAGCCGGCAGGAGACGCAGCGGTTCGGCCACTTGGTGAAGATCCTCGCGAATCGATCCATGGAAGGAAACGGTATCAGATTAGGGGTTGACCGTCACACATAAAAGATGGACATTGCCCGAAATGGGTGAGTCCTCGATGAGCCGACAAGCGAAGTGGAGAGAGAAGAAGCAGGTTGCCGGCAAGTGCATCCGCTGCGGGAAGCTGAGGGACTGCGGAAGTACGGTCTACTGCTACGAGTGCCTGGTGAAGCACCGGGAGAAGCAAAGAGCCCGAGCTGGGTCCCTGGCCTGGACCGGAAGAAGTATCCATGGAAAGAAGTCCCGAGGCCGCCCCCCCTACGGGAAGGACTCAGTCAATGACGGCTAAGGAGCTTTCGGACCGTTTCGACGCTCAGCTCGTCCGGCTCGAAGCCGCCATCCAACGAGTCGAGGCGCTCCACCTGGAGCAGAGAACCCCCGAGGAGCAGACAAAGGCCATCGATGAGTTCATCCAGAAGTGGCGTGGTGAAAAGTTCTCCGCTCTCTCCGATGATGAATGACTGCGGCTTCTGCCAGTACCCGTTCCGTCGGAACTCGGAAGTCATCTCGTTCTCTCCCCAGAAAGACGGCTGGACCGTGGACTTCCACTGGCTCCCTCGCTACTGTTACCTCTGCTCCTTCCTAGAGGGATTCGAAGCGTACGCGGGATTCAAGCTCACGGACGTGAGCCCCGCCGATGAATGATAAATCAGCCGGGTCGCGCCCGGCCCTCCAGGATAAGCGATGAACCTACCTAGTTGGCTCCTGGACGGAAATCCAGCGAGGCACCGAAGGATGGTCTGGAAGAGGACACGTCCGGCTAAACTCCGTAGAGAACTCAAAGCCCAGACTAGGAACGGACGAGAGCCGGACCCTGAGTTTATTCAGTTCATCTCCGACCTAGCCCATGGGATAGACCGATGAACGAACTCCCTGAACTCGTCGCCATCGATGCCCCGCCGATGAGGCTCACAGACCACTTCGGGAACCTGGACCTAGACCTCTGGCGGCAACAGCTCGACCACAGGCTCGAAGTCATCTCCGAAGCCTTGACGGCGGGACGGCTCAAGACGAAGCGGCAAATCGCCGTCGTTGCCAAACGGCTCAATGTGAAGCCCCAACACGTCAAACTCTGGATCTCAGACCCCAAAGTCCTCAAACGTGCCGCCCAGTACGCCGTCGCCGGGGCTCTCCCCTATCAGGCTGAGAAGGCTAAGGAAGACCTAGGCGCCTTCAAGGCTCTTCAGGGTCAGGCTGGCCTAGTCGAAACTGGAACCAAGGTCCAGACCAACGTCGCCATCGACGCTCGAAGCCGCGGAGACACCGAGTCAGATCGGAAGTTCTTCGAGCAGTACCGGAAACGAGTCGAATCTGCAGTCTCAGACACCGCTTCTTGACGAGTTCAGGGCCCGAGCCCGTACTTCCCCCTGGCTCGCCTACCCTCTAACCGCCGTTCCCAAGCTCCTGCCGTGGCATGAGTCGAAGGCACACTACCGAGTCCTCTCCGGACCCAACGGAGGAGGCAAATCGACCGCCGGAGCCGCTGATTTCGTCTCCTACCCGCTCGGCTATAACCCCATACGGGACGAACACTATGAGACTCCCAACGTCTGCTGGGCCGTCTGCGTCGAGTACAACTCCTCAGGCCGGGTTATGTACCGAAAGATCTCGGACATGCTCCCCAGGGACCGTAACGGTAAGCCACGATGGAAGTTCTATAAGCAAGAGCACCTCTTTGTCCTCGATAACGGCTCCCACATAGCCCTGAAAAGCCAAAAAGAGGGCGAATCGAGCCTCTTGGCCGAGCGATGCAGGGCCATCTGGATTGATGAGGCTATGGGCGGTGACCGAGGAGAAGAAAACTTCGGCGAACTACAGGCCCGAGGGCTCCCCGACGAGCCTTTGGACATGCTTTTCACCCTCACACCCAAGATGGACATCGGTTTGGACTGGATGCGCCGTAAACTGTGGTGCGAACCCGGCCAAGAGCCGCACGAGGACTTCATCAAGGGCACATATTGCCTTCGGTTCGAGCTGAACGACTGCTTGAAGGAAAACGGAGGCTACCTTTCGAGGGAATACGTAGCCCAGAGGGAGTCAACCGTCGATCCTGACGAGCGGGAGGCCCGAATCCTGGGGCTCTGGACCCCGTTCATGTCGAGGCCCGCGTTTTCCTTCCGATTGCTCCTAGAGGCCGCAAACCGAGCCCCCAAAACCGAGACCGTGACGCTCCGGGGCTCCCCGTTCTCGGGATTCAAGAAGGAGGTCGTCTCAGGTGGCCCAAACAAGATGCAAAGGGAGAGGGAATCGGCCCACAACTATATCGCAGCTTGGGATCCGAGCTCTGGACTTGGAAAGGGGCACGATAACAGTGCCCTCAGCATATTTGACCGCTCGGACCTATGTCATGTCTTCTACGCCTCTGCCAACGACATGGGTCCAGACCAGTTCTACCGGCAAATCGTCCTCCCAGCCGCTTCCTACTATAACGAAGCCCTTCTTGCCATCGAGGTCAACGGGGAAGGCGGGGCCGCGGCGCTCCAGGCGGCTAGGGACTCGGGATACCAGAACCTCTACATGCAAAAGAACTTAGAGAAGACGGGAGACCCCTACCTCGACAAGTGGGGCTGGCGCACCACCGAGCAGTCCCGAGGCCGGATGATGGACGCCATGCAACGGGCCCTGAAAGAGAACAAATGGACCCCTTCCAGGGACTTAGTCGAGGAGATGGGGCACGTCATGAAGAAAATGATGCCCTCCGGCAAGGTTCGGGTCGAGCACGCTGACGGCTTTCACGATGACCTGACCATGGCCTCCGCCATTGCCCTGGCCATCCACTACGAGGAGCCGGTCTACGACTTCCCGAATTTTGCCAAACTCAAGGTCCGCTGGGGCGTCACCGAGTCCAGGGTGGACCTGCCCATGCTCCCAATGGGTCAAAACGACTCACTTTCCTATTGACTGTGACTAAATGGCACGCCTATAAGTACCGGCGTGAGCATAGCCGTTGTCATCCCTGCCATGGGCCGAAGGTCTCTCGGTGAAGCGGTCTTTTCGGTGGTTGGTCAGCTCACGGACGAAGATCAGCTCATCATCGAGATGGACTGGCCCCTTACTCTGGACTACGGGAACCGAGTTCGGGATCTTGGAGCCGCCAAATCCAGAACGAGCCATGTGTGGTTTCTGGACGATGACGACTTAGCCCTCCCCGGGGCGTTGGACGCTATGAGGGCAGCCATTGAGAAAGACGCCTCTACGGGTTGGGTGTTCCGAGTCGAAAGCGGTGGAAGGATTCTTCCAGACCACGAGCAGATCAAATATTCGGCTGGATGCCAATGCTACGTCGTCCCCAATCCGGCCCCACCGTGGACTGGGCAGACCGATTCCTCATGGGCCCATGGAATCAATGCCAGAATCGGACTGAAGTGGAGCGAGGCGATTATCGCTAAGCTCGGGGTAGGCAAGACGTGGCCAACCTGACGAGCTACGACGAAGCGAGCCAATCCTCGCTAGATAAGGGCACCAAAGCCGCCGATACCTCGTTTCCCGCATACCGCTACGCCAAAACCCTCGTTGACGCCGCAACCGGAGCCCAAAAAAAGGACTTCGATACCAACTGGAACACCTTCCTAGGCCGATACAACTGGACCTCGCCCGCATCGAGCGGGGCCAAGATCCTTTCCGACTGGTGCTTCAAGGGCGTCGTCAATTGGACCTACTCCACGATCAAGACCAAGGCCGCCATGATTCTGGGCGCTCCCACCCAGGTCCATGCCGAGCCGATGGACGACCAGTCCACCTACTACGACCGCTTGCTCGTCAAGTCGGCAACCGAGCATCTTCTCAAATCAGTTCGATTCGATGACGTCCGCCGTGACGCCTTTATCTCGGGTTCTGTGACCGGGGTGGGAGTCTCGATGTGGCAGTACCGCGCGGACTCGATCACCGGAGCGTGGAAGCTGGTTGCGGTCCCAATCAATACGGGCGAGTTCTTCAAGGACCCCGCCGCAGACTCAATCACCTCTCCAGACTGCCGCTATGTCGTTTGGTCCCCATTGATGGAGATGAGCCGTGTCCGAGAAATCTTCCTCGGCAAGTCGAAGGACGTGAAGCCGGATGTCGGAACCCAAACGCCGTCAGGGGTGACCTACACCACTCCGAACGACTCCAATCTACTCTACGGGACTGGGCAGACCATAAAGGACCCACAGAGAAACCCAGCCACACAGAAGGCGAGAGTCCACTTCGTCTGGATCAAGGATGAGTCCCTTATTGAAGAGATGAGGGACGTTCTCATCTCGGAGCCCGAGCCCGGGTATACGTGCACATCCTGCGGCAACACGTACTCTCAGGATTCCTTTGAGGGGCCTGCAGACACGTGCCCCATGTGCGACCAGCCGCTTGAGAACGTCACCATTCCACCCAAAATGAGAACCGACCGGACCATTCGGAAGGCGTACCCCTATGGTCGGCTAATCGTCTATTCCGGTGACGTGCTCCTCTTCGACGGGCAAAACCCGTGTGAGTTGGAGTCCGTCTTTCCGTTTGCCGTCTACCACCACGACCGGATACCCGGGAATTTTCTCGGGGTCAATGACGTAGACCTTCTCTTCCCGCTCCAGGACGCGCAGAACCGCACCGTTGGTCAGATCATTGACTCAACCCGGCTCACGTTGAACGGCGTCTTTGTCTACCCGATTTCGGCCAAGAGCTTCACCGACATGGGCGTGGCTCCGGGAGAACGGCACCCAACGCCAGATCACCTGACGGATAAGCCGCGTTGGGTGACTCCGACCACCAACATAGCCATTGCTCAACTCGCCCTCGGCGCTATCAAGGAGCAGTTCATCATTGTGTCTGGGCTGGGGGGCCCGAGCCTGGGCGAAGTCTCGTCTCCTCCCATTTCAGCTACCGAGGCGGAGATCTCAAACGCTCGGCTTTCGGACCGGATGAAGGCCCACGGAAGAGAGTTCGCAACCTACTGCTCGGACTTCGCGGAGATAGGCCGTCAGCTTGCGATCCAGTTCTACGGAGGAGAAGAGCAGTCAATCTCCGTGGCTATGCCGGACTCGTCGCTCAAGGATGTCACGATTGAGTGGCAGAAGCTGCCGAACGTGCGGGTTCGGGTTTCGGTGAATCAGAGCGAGGCGATTAGAGACAAGCAGATCGGCCAGAACATCACCATCGGGATGCAGAACGGCATTCTCGACTCTCCCTATGCCGAACTCTACCTAGAACTGGTCGGAGCTACGCCTTCTCAGATCAAGGAAGTCATGGATCGGAAGGCACTCCATCAGGAACTCATGGGCGGCGCGCCCCCTGCCCCGCCACAAGCCGCACCACCGCCAATGGGACTCGTACAAGGAGGAATGCCCAATGAGCCCAATTCCTAGCCCGCCCCCAGGCTACACCTGCGAAATCAAAGGCTTCGATAACGTCCCCACCAGGGCCCCAGACACCATGCCCGGCGGGAACTTCAAGACTACGTTGGCCGATTTCGTGACCGATCACTCCAACACCGTGAAGGTCCCGTTCTATGGGCCGAACGTGCCGAAGGGGATGTGATGGTCGAAAAGCCCGCCTTTGCCGACAGCCAAGAGCCGTTCGGAAGCGAGTACCCGACTACCTCCGCCATGATGAGAGAGGGCGTCTTCCAGATCGATGAGCCGAACGCGCTTCCGACTCCTTGTGAGATGGTGTCCAAGGAAAACACGTCCACAGACATCCCGAAGTTATCTCGCAATTGGTCCAGTGGAGTTGCCGATCTACCGAACGACAATCTGAACGGGCCCTATTAAGGAGAGAAGCAAATGCTCGAAGATCCGAACGCTCCACAGGAACAAGAGCCGGAACCGCCTCCACCGCCCCAGCCGGAGCCGGAACCGCCTCAGATCGACATCGAGTCAGCGTACCAAGCCATCGCCCAGCACCAAGGGTGGGACCCAAGACTCACGCAGTACGAGCTTCAAGAGATCAAACGGCGTCGGGAAGAACTCGACCGAGAGAGGCGGGAACTAGAAGCAGAGCGGTCCCGCCGGTACGAGCCTCCCGAGGACAATAATACCGATCCCTATATGAGACGCATGGACCGCTTGGAGCGCATCCTCGTCGAACGCGAAGAGAGGGAGCGCAAGGAGCGTGACGAACGAGAACTCACCACCCGCGTGGCGAACGATCTCCACGCGTCCTACACGTCCATGGCCCGCCAAGCTGGAATGACTCGGCAGCAGATGGAAGAGAAGGCCGAGGAAATCTATGAGGTGCTGGCCGACATGTACCCAGTTCCTGGGATGGTGCAGTCGATTGGCGCGGACCGAGCTGTTCGTAACGCCTTCCGTGTCATCGGAGCGAGCCGCCAGACAGCCCAACGTCCCAACATCAATGGACGAGGCCCGACGGCGGTACGGACCATTCCAGGTTCTCCACAAGCCTACATTCCTGGGGGTGGGGTCTTGCCCCCCGAAGAGAACCTGTCCGCCGAGCAGATGGAAGGCGAGACAGACGACCAATATCGGGCGCGACTGGAACGAATCATTAACGGAGCCAATGTCAAACGGCTTCCTGATGGATACAAAGTCAGTTCGCGCTAGAGGAGACACGTAGTTGGCGATCAATTACACGACTCAATCGACCGCCGTAAAGGCTCTTCCCGAGCTTTGGGCGGCCCAGCCTGAGTACGCAGTCAACAACCAGTTGGGCTTTGTCCGCTCCTGCACGGACACTGGCGAGACCTATATCGGCCCCGGCTACAAGATTCACATCCCGATCATCGACGTGATTGCGGCGACCTCTATTGGCGCTGCGATGTCGGCAGGCGTTGCCAACTCGGTGGCAGGCACTCCGACCGAGGGCAATACCTCGGGATACACCCCGACCGTGATCTATGCGGCGGTCTACTTCCTCGAGGACGTGTCGCTGACGATGGCCTACGGCGACATCAAGACGTACACCCCGGCCCTCAGCCAGTCTCTCTATCAGCAGATCGACGTGGACGGGCTCTCTCAGTTTGCGGGACTCACGCACTCCCAGACGGATGCCGCAGACTTCACCGCAACCAACTGCCAGGCCCTTATTTCCAAGATCATGAACGGTGGCGGAGACAAGGTGCAACTCGGCCAGTTGGACGGCTGGTATCACCCGCTCAAGTGGGACGCGATCATGTCTGATGCGTCCTTCTACTCGGGTGCGGTGCGTGGAGAGGATAACGCTCCCGCCAAGACGGGGACGCTCGGCATGGCGTGGGGTGTGAACTTCAACTTCACGGCCAACGTCCAGACCTCGACCACGCTGCGAAATCTCATCGTCTCCAAAAAGTCGCTCATTCTGGTTCGGAAGAACCGTCCGAAGATCGAGATGGAGCGCACGGACCTGATCACCAAGGTCGTCGCTTCGACGATGTACAAGTTCGCCCCTCTCCATCCTGGTACGGGCGGACAGCACATCATCACGACGCTTACGTAAAGAAGGAGGTTTCAGGTGGACAAGGGGCCGGTAGACTCGACGCAGTTCAACCCGAATCGGACTCCGTTCAACTCTCCGGCCCCCCAATTCACCTATATCGACATCCCGCTCCACGGGCGGATGATGGTGAACTCGGACACCAAGGAGATCGTCCCGATTCCGGGTGAGCCTCCTTTGCCAGCGGTTCCGATTCGGCTTCCCGATGTGCTCATGGATGTTCCGCAGCCCAATGTACGGACCTGCGGCCCACCGGGGGAAAAGACCGGAGCCGGATGCCTCTGTGCGATGCGCGGCGGTTGTGCCATCTATAACCAGTACGGCAGGGTTGGGCCGAAGAACCTGATTGTCGAGAAGTTCGGTCGGGTGGACTCGATTCCATGTCATCTCTACTACGTGGGCGTCACGCAGTCCGGTAGAGCCGCCCATGGGGCCGGGTATTCGCTTGGAGGGTGGAAAATACTTACCGACCGCACCACGACTGAGCACGAGACGAGGGAGCCGGGCACAAGAATCAATCGTAAGTTCAAGATGGAGGTCGATAACTTAGCCCCATTCTACGACCACCTGAAGCAGCCTGCCGGGGACAAGCCGAAGAAGCGTGGACGCCCGAAGAAGGTAGAGCATGGAACAGCCTCAACCGAATAAGGAGCCCGACCCTCGGGACGCCAAAATCACTAAGGTAGACCTGATCTCCCAAGACAAGGATGGGAAGATCGAAAAGGTCTACTTTCAGAAGGAAGCTCGGATCGTCAAGAAGGACGACGGAACCCAGGAAACGAAGATTGTCGAGCCTTGGGAGATCCGGGCCGAGGGGAGAAAACTCCAGGAGCTGAAAGGTGCGTTCAAGGACTCAGCACCCCAGATGCTCCATCAGGGGATGAAGGACTGGGAGGCTGGGGGCGGAAATCTGGTAATCACGACCCCGAACGGTACGGACACGATTCGAGCGGACAAGGAACATCTCTATCGAGGTCGGCCCGGGTTTATGGAATCCAGGGTCCGGCCTGGGATCATGATGGAGCAAATGCCGTGGCACAAGCCCTGCGGCCATTCGAAATATCAGGCTTGCCACTGTGAGGAGGAATAATGGCTTCGGTTCTCTATAAGGTCAATGTAGTGGGTGGGCAGAAGGACCGGATCATCCAGGACACGAACACCGGAACGACGAGCACATTCACACTCGTGGACAAGCCCAATGTCTATAGCATCGGGATTTCCAATCTAACCGCGGCCCGTGCCATGAGTTCTGGATACGTCCAGTCCACCGGGGTTGTCACCATCAGCGGCTTGACCTCCTCGGATTCGATCTTCTACGTGGTAAGGACTGACTAATGGCCACAACCAACCACTACGCGGGAAGCCAGATTACTTTCACCGAAGCCGCTGCCGCGGCTACCGTGACGAGCACGCTACCCGCTCCAGGCGCCGGATTGTCTTGGAGAATCGATAACGTCAGCTTCTTTTCGGGGGGCGCAATCACAGCCTGGAACATAGAGGTCACGGAGAACGGTGGGACTTCATGCTGGAAGTCGGGATCTACAAGCGCCGCTAATCCAGGAACCCTGATTGGTCCGATTGCAACCAAGGCCAACGACGCTCCAAAGGTAATCCTGACAGCTTCAGGTGCGGCTTCGTGCCAACTCAACGTGGTGGCCACGCTCGTCGGTAGCGGCTGATATGTCCGTCAAGTCGGATGCCGAGACAATCATGGATCTCTCACAGAAGATCGTTTCCTTCGAGATCCTGAAGCAGAAGTTTGTGGCCAATGGGGGCGTAATTCTGGCCGACCCTGACAATCCGGACTCGGCGGTGACTCTCACCACGGCCCAGAAAAACGCTCTCTTGGCTTTAGAGGCGGGATGGCAGACCCAAATCAAAACCATCTCCGCAGCCTGGTAACCCTTGCTCTCTGGATTCTCCTGATGGGGATCACGCAGCCGGGCGGGGCGGGGACGACCATATTCCTCTATGACGACTCTGACGCCACGAACCACGCCTCGGCTCCGGGGCCTCACACCTTCGCCGAGATTGCGACTGCCTTCCCAGCCGACTTCGTAGACAACGGCACGAACCAGAAGTCCTATCGAGCCAAGGTATCGGTCCAGATCGGGGACGCGGGAGTCGGCACCGCCACGACCACGCTCCAAGATACGAACGTCACGGCCATCTGGGACAACACGAAAACTCTGGCCTGGAGAGCCACGCAGCAGACATCCTGGAATCTGAATCTTGGGACCAAGGTAGGGTCTGGAAACACAGCGTCCGGGAAGGACGGCTGCGTCCTCGTCTTTGGGGCTATCTCCACGATCCGAGGGAACTTGGCCGTCTACGGCGGGGCCATCAAGACGACATCGGGAGCCATTAGCTTTATAACCTCTGTCGGGACTGTGACAGACATCCAGAATTGCCTCATTCAGTCCTCGGTCGCCGGAGTGGCGCCGATTGGCCCCCAGTTCTCCGGAACTGCGAACCTCTACAACATAGACATTTCCCACGCAACAACGTCTCAAGTCCTGTCTCAGTTCACCACTACCTCGGCAGAGCGGATCACGGTCTGCGCCACGTCTCCGACCACGTTCATACAGTCTGCCATTACGTTCCTATTCATTAAGGATCTGAAAATGATTGGCTCCCCGACCACATCAGATATTCGGTGGTCTGGAGCGGGACCTACTAACTGGCAGTTTGTGCGTCCCGTATTTACCGGGGCCGCTCCCAAGTTCACCGGAGCCTCTTCGGGCAACCCGAGCCTGAGTGCCGCAACGTGGGAGTATTGGCTCTGGGACGTGAAGGTTGTAGACGGGGCCGGGGTTCCGATTGCGGGGATTCCAGTCAAGCTCACGGACGGAACCGGAGAAGTGCAGGTCAACACGACGACCGTCGCGACGGGGCAGGTAACCTTCGGTAGCGGCATCACAGCCAATGCGGTCAAAGTGATGGACCACTACTTGGTGGGAACGACATACACGCAGAGGCACCGGAGCCCGTTCCTCGCGGAGTTCAATACAGGTGCGGGAATGAACGCGAATTACCCGTCCAAGCGGTACTACTTCCGGTGGCCCGGCTATGAGTCCATCACCACGAGTTCGGGCACCTTTGAGGACGTAGCAGACATTGTGGCCATGGGTGACCCGAGCGGCGGGCCAACGAACTGGGTGGAGCTGGCCCTGTGACCACGTTCTCTGGGACCCTGGCGATTCGGGCCATGAAGGACGGTGACTTCCAGGCCACCATATTCCCAGGTACAGGGACAGGGCTTCAGGCCGCCATTGACTCTTTAGCGGGTGGCAAGGGGAAAGTGGCAATGGGGCCTGGGACGCTCCAAGTGAGTACCGCGGTCAGCATCCACGGCGGGTGCCATTTAGAGGGAGCAGGGCCGGGGCTCACGGTCATCAAGAGGCAAACGGGCACCCTGACCGGAGGAGACGCGGCTTATAGTGGGAACCTCCTCCTTGTGACTCCGTTCGGTTCTAACGGGGTGAATCCAAGCGGCGTAGGCCAAGCCCAGGCGGACATCGTTGTCTCAGAACTCACGCTGGATGGGAATCAGTCCGCCTTCGCCATCAACCCGGCCACACCCAGGCATATGGGAATCTACGCCACCTGGGTGGATAAGATGACGATCACCAACATCGAGGTGAAGAACTTCCTACAGACAGGTATCCAGTTAGACACTTGCCGTGACTCGTTCATCACGGATAGCAACATCCATGACTGCGGGCAGTATGCGAGCGCCAGCGCCCGGAACGGCATCAGCATCATCGACAACCAGAACGGGACGGGAAACGACTACTCCAGACGGTTCGTGATCGACGGTTGCGTCATAAATACAGTGAATGACGCCGGAATCGACCTGACGAATATGCAGGATGTTACAGTATCCAACTGCATCTTGAACAACTGCGGCAACGGCTGCGTCGAGATCGAGGGGCACGTTGCAGGTAGCACTACGATTCGAAACCTCAGATTCTCGAACATCACGGCCTACAACGCTACGAGCTGGTTTGCCACGGTCGGGGCTGACCCAGGAGTCGGTATCTCCCTCTTTGACATAAGCATTGAGAACGTAGTCTGTAACTTCCACTCGACGCTCCATACGAACGGAGCCGTAGCGGTCGGGATCAACGCCCCGGTCAAGCGGTTCCGCATGGCTAACTGCTCTTTTTACAACATCAACAGCAAGGGCGACGCCGCCACGAACGGGGTCTATTTCGGGGCAAACTCCACGATCACGGACGGGGAGATCCGAGACTGTCTCTTCGAGTATCCGTCCCTGAACTCGAACGGTGACTGCGTTGGCATCAATGTCCGCGGCAGTATCTACAACTTACAGATCAGCGATACGGTTCTGAGGAACGTCTCAGGGGTCGGGGTCAATGTGGGCCTCGTAGCGAGCGGCGGCACGCTTCAGGACGTGACTATATCGAATGTAACGGTGGACCAGGGGAATAGCCACGGGTTTTCGATTTACACGACAACGGGCGGTACGGGTCCAGTGAGCCGGGTCATCATGGACGGATGCATCGTGCGGGACTCCTGCCAGCTTGGAACATCCAGTGCGGCCTTCAACCTGTCTCAGTCCACGAACGCCGCCGGAGACACCCTTAAGGACGTGACGATTCGGGATTGTCACGCGAGGCGTGTGTCGGGGGTTGGCACCATGACTCAGGGTGTCCGGTTCTTCCAGAACGGGGCCGGGACATTGGACACGATTTACTGTGGCTCGAATATCTTCGACAGCTTGACCGGCTCTCATTACGTGGTGGCCAGCGGCACTCCTACCAATGTCAGGCTTGAAGTGCGCGCAGGCAAGGGCTCCAACATCACCGCTGCTGCGACCATATTCATCCCACCGGATGGTGATGTCTTTCACGTTACTGGGAACACCAACATCACGAACGGCATCACGGTGAATCCGTGGGACAACGGCAGGACCGTCAAACTCATCTTTGAGGGCACCCCGACGGTCAGTGATACCGGCACATCCAAGCTCGCCGGTAACTTCGTGGCGGCTGGCACCACCAATGACTTTGACGTTCTCACGCTTACCTGCGATGGAACCAACTGGTACGAGGTGGCAAGGAGTGTGAACTAATGCCTGCGACCCCGACCCCTTGGACCGAACTCATCGGAGACGCCCCAGCCTGGCAGGAAGGAATCACCGTCTCAGACGGTGACGACTTCTTTATAGACTTTCTCTTTGAGGGTACAGGAACAACGGCCATCATGCCCTGGACAGGGCCGGAACTGAGCCTATCCGTGGCCACGCCGGCGACGGAGCTGAGCGTAGCGGCCACGAGCTGGACCGAACTCGTCCTATAGGGAGCGAACATGGCGAACTGGATTGCGGCGGCAGTGAAGCATAAGGGCGCGCTCCATCGGTCCCTCAAGGTGCCCATGGGGAAGAAGATTCCACTTGCCGCGCTGGCGATTGCGGCGAAGAAGGGGGGCAAGATGGGCCAGAGGGCCAGGCTTGCCGAGACCCTTCGAGGGTTTCATAAGTGAGCACCACGGCGGAACTCGTCACCAAGGTAAGGCTCGCGTTCGGCGAGGATTCAACGTCCGCGACCCAGGTATCAGACGTTCAAATCGTGAGCTTCCTGAATGACCGGCAGATGGAGATCTGTGCCGACACGAACATTCTCGTTAGCGCCTGGACCGGCTCCTGCGTCGTCGGGCAGAGGGAATACTCGGTCCCCGCGGAGTACCTGACCACGGAGGCCATCCAGCTCTACCGTACCACCGGGGACCGGGCCCAATGGTGGCTCACGAGGGTCCAGCTAGAGGACTTGGACGCAAGGCGTGGCTCGGGAAGCCCTCGGAAGTTCGCCACCTGGGGGCTCAATGTGAGCGGGGACAACTCTCCCGCCTTCTTCGTGGACCCGATTCCCGACGCGAACTCCGCGGCGAACGATTTGATCTGCTACGGACGCCAACTTCCCAAGACGATGGTGTCAGGAGGGCAGGGGCCGGAGATTCGCCAGAGGTGGCAGAACGCGCTCGTCATGGGAGCCGCCGCGGACGTGTGCATGCGACTCGCTCCGGGAGATTCCCAGTCCATAGCCCTCGCGGACCGGTACGAGGCGAAGTGGAGAGCAGCCAAGCAGGAAGCGGAGTCTCAGAACACCCAGGACTTGTACAAGGCGATGGCGGCAAGGGACACGATGGGGTACGGAAGTGGCTGGCCCTTCTAATACGATAGCGTGCATACCCCTCCGGACCGTCACGGACGGCCCTCTCTTTGGTACGCCTCCCGGGACTTTATCCTCGTTGGTCAATATGGAACTCCAACGTGGGGATAATGGAATGTATGCCGAGGCCAGGGGCGGCCTCGATCGCATGATGCCTCTGGGCGGGACTGGTGCTAACGCGATCACTCAAGGCGGGTATTCCGCAGTCCATCAAGTCTGCACGTCTACGGGATGGATTCGGACGTTCGACGCCTCAGCGGGGGTAGGCTCCCAGTATTCAGCCAACTTCCAATTCCACCCAGGATGGTATCAGCCGTTTCCGACGAATTCGGCACTCAATAGCGCCATCTACTTTGGCTCTGATTCCCCGTTCTCTCGGATTGGCGTCCAAGTTTATAACGCGGCCAATTGGACCGTGACCCTCGTTTATGAGTATTGGAACGGGTCCAACTTCAACACGGCTCTTACGACCGATGAGACGATAGATTTTACGACCTTTGGAACCAAGACGGCGACTTGGAAGATTCCTACCGATTGGGCCACGACCACTGTCGGAGACGCAGGGACTGGCAACATCCTCAAATATTGGATGCGGATTCGCGTCTCTGTGAGAACTGCGGTTGTCATCTCTCCGACATTAAACACAGCCTTCGGCATCTGGAACGGGATGCGGGAGGTTTACGAGGCCAATAACGACTGCCGGACACTCGGACTTGGGGGGACGCTTAGGAGAAGGGGACAGAGCGGCACTACCGAGGAATGGTTCTCTGTTGGAACGTCCCTATTTAACGGCTCGGCCATGCCTACTCGGCTCTCTTCCTATCGGGGCCGCACTGTCCTCGTGAACGGGCGGGACCAAAAGCACTGGGACGGGTATTCCATTCGGGACTTGGGACTGGCCAAGCCAGGCACAGGCACCGTGCTCTCTGCGGTCGGTGGAGCTGCGACCGGATTCGGCACTCGCGTGACCCGAGTCTGGATTGCGTTTGGATACGGGCCCATTGTCATGCCGGACGGAGGGCACCCAGGATCTCAGTTCGACGCTCAGCCCATGTACGGATGGAGCCAAGCCACGTATGTGGGAGAGCAAGCCACGACTGCGGGAGCCAATGAGCGCATCCGAGTGGACTGGACGGCTCTCTCCATCAATTCCAATGTGTCGGCCCTCGGAATCTACATCACGGACGACCTGACCGGAGTCACTACGAACAAGGCAATCTATCCGGCTCGTCTCTTTGACTGTATGGAGCGGGCTTACTTTCTCAATCTCCTGACGATTGACCTCGGGTCCTACGGCACCAATCCCACAGACCCGCTTTTCCCGCCCCAAGAGGCGGTGATCTACGACAACACGCCCCCCAGTCGATGCAAATACATGGGTGTCTTTCAAAACCGGCTCATGCTCGGGGACGATGAGACGTGGTACATCTCAGACGCCTTCCAGCCTGATGTCTTCTCCACAAAGTCAACGACAGGCTATATCCGGCTCACAAAGGCCGGAGGTGGAAGGAATATGGGCGGGATCGAGTTTGGTTCTCAGTTCGTTATGTTTACGGAGGACCAGACCTGGGGTGTCGATTCGATTGACCTCGATACCTACAACCTCTATCCCATTGCCCTGAATATCGGATGTGTGGCCCCGGACGCGGCGGTCGCGGGAGACGGGCTGTTGGTCTGGCCAGCCCGAGATGGATTCTACGCCTGGGATGGAACCAGGAAGCCGCCCTGGAAGATATCGAAGGACATGGAAACCACCTTCTTTAAACTGTCCTACGAGACAATCGGGGGTGCTAGGGCGACGATCCATAACGGTCGCTATGACGTGAGACTGGCTACTCCCAATTACTCATCCACGGGGCTTGCGTATCGATTTAGGTTCGATTCAGGAAAGTGGAGCGCGATCACCCTGGCGGGCTTCACATCCACGCTCTTCCCAGTGGCTACGGTCTACGCGCCGTTGGGGAATAACGACGCAGGATACATCCATCCAGTCTGGGCGAAGGTAGACTACGGGACCGGAGCGGGAGACTACCCCTTATTCCTGGGCGAACTCACGACGCAGGACAACGGGACCAATTACACATGTTCCGGGACTATGTATTTCTCTCAGAACCCGTCCGAAGTCTTCTCAGCGAGCAGGGTGATTTGCTATTACCAGGCCTCAGATGGCTGGCAGACTCCGACTTTGACGTTAGCGACGGCCGCCCCGATCGGCTCCTCACCTGGGACGCTCGGGACCGGCACCCCAGACCTCGGGGATGACTACAACATCATCGGTGGAACCTTCTCTCAGGCCAGCCGTGGCACGTCAGACCTGCGAGTCACGTTCTCTGTAGCGTCTCAAGCCTCGGGAACTGTGAACGCTCAACGGTTCTTTGGGGGCTTCATTGAGGGCAATGCGAACAAGATTCGGCGGGGTTCGATTTGAGCGCCTTTAAGCGGTTTCGGATCACTTCAAAGGATATGGCCCTTTCGACGGTAAGGCTACAGCCGGGGAGCTTCAAGCGGCCTGGGTCCTATTCGCAGACTCGGACCAATGCGAGAGAGCGAAGGCTAACCGTGACGTTTCCGGGCACGGCAAACCAACCTACGGTGGTCTTCCACGGTCTTGGGTTCGCACCGTCGGGATATGCCGTTTTGAGTCAGGGCAGCGGGATCATCTATAACGACACTCCGCTACCGTCCACGAGCCGAGTGATCGTGCTCAAGTCGAACACCGCCAATTTGGTAGCGGACATCCTCGTCCGATAGGGGGAACGATGGGAAAGAGAAACGCCTACGATTACGGGCTCCAAGACCTGCCGGACGAGACGCTTCAAGCCTTGGCTGGGAACCCCCACCTCTACGGGGAGAAGTCTAGGTTTGCAGCTCAGGAGCTTGCGGGACGACGGGGCATCTACTCCGAGGCAGACCGATACCGGGCTGCGCTTGAGAAGGCTACGTTCGGGGACTTCGGGAGGCAGTACGGGGCGGGCTTGGGGCAGATCACGAACTACCTGGCTCGGAGTGGGCCCTTGGCCGACTCGGGAGCGGCTACGGCGCTTAGGGCCAAGCTCGCCAGCCAACTCTACGGGCAGGCTCAATCTAGGATTGGTGGCGGGTATGCGGACTACCTCGCCCAGCTCTTGAAGCAGCGGAGGGGGTACGGGTATCAGGCGGCACTTCAGAGAATGAGCCAAAACCAGAATCGGAACAAATCGGTCGGAAGTTGGATCGGGTCGGCTCTGGGTGGTGTGGGAGGGGCAATCCTGGGCGGGCCTGCCGGTGCCGCAGCCGGATACCAGATCGGCGGGAGCCTCTAATATGGCCTACGTCCCAGACTGGTTGAATAGCGAGACTCCAGAGGAGCGGGCCTGGAAGATGCGCGGCATCGCCTTGAATCAGCCTGGAGGCGGGGCCGCAGAGTCCAACTACCGCTCCAACCACGGCTCTGCTCCCTACGAGGAAACACTCAACCGGGCCCGGCAGAGGCTTGGCTGGAGAGACATCCTCCTAGGGGCAGCGGCAGGGCTTTCGGCGGGTCCAGGGCTCAATCCGGCATATAGCTTCGGGAGAGGGTTTGCAGCCTCCTACGGGCGTTCCCAGGCGGCCCACGATGCCGCTATGAAGTATGCCGAGGATCAGGCTCAGAGAAAGGCCGCGGAGGAGGATAAGGCGTACCAGAGGGAGAAGGACGCGGCATACCTACGGATTGCCGAGAAGAACGCCACCAAGCCGCCGGAGAAGCCCGCGCCTCCGCCCAAGCTGACCAAGGCCCAGGAGGCTGAGGCCACGCTTGGCAGACCCTTGACTGAGACCGAAAAGCAAATCGTTGCCGGGGTCTACCGGGAGCCCAAGGTCGTGAAGCCTCCCAAGGCCACCGCACCGCCCAAACCTGGCGCGGCCGAGAAGCCTGCCACAGGAGCGGAGCGGCAGACCCTTGCCTTCTACAACCGGGCCCAAGACGCTTCGAATGCAATCGCCAAGATCGAAGACAAGATCAGTGGGGAGAACTGGATAAAGCAGATCCAGCTAGAGCGTGCTCCGAATTGGGCCAAAAGTCCCACGCAGCAGGTCTACAGACAGGCTCAGAGGGCTTTCACTGAGGCTCGGCTTCGCAAGGAATCCGGGGCCCAGATCTCGGCTAGCGAGTACGAGAACGACGCGAAAACCTACTTCGCCCAGCCGGGCGACTCCCAGGATGTCGTGGAACGGAAGCGGAAGTCTAGGCAGGTCGTGTTGAACGGGCTCAAGTTCGGGGCTGGGAAAGCCTACAAGGAGTTCTACGGGAACCAGGGCAACGCCGGCCCGCCTACCTCTACCTTCAGCCCAGAGGCAGCTCGGCAAAAGTATGGCTACTAGCCTAAGCCCAGACCGCCGCTCCCAACTGGACGGCATTGTCCAGAAGATGCAAGCCAACGGGGAGACCGACGACTACATCCAGGGCGTCGTCAACGACTTCAAGACGAAGTACGCTGCGGCCCCGCCTTCCCCGTTTCGCCCCATTGACGCCATAGGGGCTGCGATGGGAGGGCCAGGCCAAGGACTCCTCAAAATAACGCCGCCGTCCATGCTCCCAGCCGCGGGAGGCATCATCGGAGGTATTGGTGCCGGAGTCCCTGGCGCGATTGCAGGCGGGGCTCTTGGCCGTGGGGCCGAAGATGTGCTTACGGAACGCCCAACCTCATTTGGCCGCATGGCCCAAGAAGGGGCTAGGCAGGGGGCATGGCAGGTCGCGGGCACTGGACTTGGGGTATTGGCAGGAGTGGCGGGCCGGGAGATCGGACCTCTGGCGTCCAAGGTAGCCAGGATGGGACGGAATCCCATTATTCGAGAACTGTCCAGGACATCTCGCCTCGGGCTTCCGCTTGGTGGTGCGCTCACTCACGGGATCCCGGGTGCCATGGCTGGAATCGCGCTTCCATTGGCTGGACGTGCCGCGATGGGGGTCGCCATGAGCCCGAAGACGGCGGCTTTTCTCGGTAGCGAAGCCTTTCGGACCTTTGCCCGGCAGTCTCCAAGGGCAGCCGCGGAACTCTATCGGCAGTTGGTGTTGACCGAGCAACCGGACGCAACGCAGCAGCCGACCGTTCGCCCCGGTCGGTCCACCTTGAGGGGTACGCAAAGGTGAGCCTTGACACCTCATGACGCGGCAGACTGGCTCAACATCTTCGGTAACGCCATCTGGATCTTCTTTAGCGCCGGGGCCCTCTATGCCGGGTTCCGATACCAGTTCAAGGAGCTGAGGAAGGACATCCAAAACGCGAGAGAGGAAAACGCGAAGGAGCACATAGACATGAAGGCGGACCTCCTCGACCACGAGCACCGGATTCGGGTCGTTGAGTGGCGTCGCCCTGCGCGGGAAGAGGACTGATGGGTGACCTCTCCGAACACTTCGACCGCTCCGAGTTTGCCTGCAAGTGTGGCTGCGGGAAGGACGACGTAAGTTCCGACCTCGTGTTCCGCCTGGAGCGGCTCCGTGGGTTCCTTCGGCACCCAATCCACATCCATTCCGGGGTGCGCTGCGAGATGCACAACATCCAGATGGGGGGGAAGCCCGACTCCGCGCATCTGACCGGAGAGGCCGCGGACATCGATTGTTCGGAGTCTCACACCCGGTGGCTCATGAAGCACCACATCTACGTCTGGAGCCTGTTCAACCGAGTCGGAAACGGAGACACGTTCCTCCATGTGGACGTGTCGAAGACTCTGCCCCAGGAGGTTGAATGGAACTATCCGCAATCATGAATCTGATTCTGGTGGCCGTTGTTGTGGGTGCGGTGCTCTACCTCTTCAACATGCTCCCGATTGATGCAACGGTGAAGAAGGTGGCCAACGTGCTAGCTCTGATTGTCATCATCGTCTGGGCCATTCGCTGGATCATGTCTCACCTAGGAGGTATGCATTGAGCAAGACCACGCTGACCGGAATCCTGACCATTTTGGGCGGGCTCACGACCTACGTCATCGCCTTCATTGGGGGCCACGGACAGGACGCGGCAATCATCGCTGCGGTTCTCACGGCCATCTCGACTGGGATCGGTCTCATCAAGGCCGCCGACGCTCCAAAGTGAAGTTCGGCCTGAGATGGATCGAGAAGGCTGGCAACCTAGTGGGGAAGGTCGTCGATGCGGTCCGAGCCGGGCTTTCGGTCCTGAAGAAGAAGCCCTGATTTGGTCCCCATCTTCCCGGGACTGACCAGACTTGAGACTAAGAAGAAGGTGGCGAAACTGTCTCACGGTAGGGGCTGGGTAGCGGGCAAGCCCCGCGGCCCCTACAAGCCCAAGCGGCGTGCCAAGTGAGCTACTGGGCTCTTTTCATCGTGCTCGCCTCGATGTCGATGTCGGTCCAGCTGTCCTGGACGAACCCGCCAGAGGCTGACCTCAAGTCCATGAGGTTCACGGCCTACTGCACGTCGCTGCCGGATACTACGTACACGGAGCCGATGCCGGAATACTTCGGCAGGGATGGAGTCATCATTCCAGGGGCTCGGGACTCACTCTCGGTGGCCTTGCCATGTAGGACTGTACAGACAACGTGGCAGTTCGCATGCTGGGCCGTGGACACGGCTGGGAACGTCTCAGCGAGGAGCAACGTGGCGACTGTGGCCGTACCTCACTAGCGTTTCCTGGCGAGAGAGTCGGCCAATGCGAGCCACAGGCTAAGTTCAACCATCATCACGCCGTCGCTGGCCAGGCCTTGAGTAGAGCGCATCAGGTCCGCCTTCTCCTCCAGTTCGGAGGCGATGACGAGCAATGGTTCTGCGGGCCACAACCCGCCCATGAGCGCCGCCACGTCCCGAATCCTCTCCGCTAGGCTGAGAGATGGGGCGGTCACGGACGAGCCTTCATATCTTCAATGAAGGTGGACTCGTTTGCGCCTTCTCCGGCAGCGATCCATCCTCCAGCGGGAGACAGAACTCCAGCGAGCCAGCCGTTGTAGAAAATGGCGGCATGGACTGGAGCTACATCCGGGCATCCCATAGAGCCTTCCGGTTCCGCGTGTATTGGTGCGTCGGTACCGTTCAAGACAACGGCCCACGGTCCAACTGTCTCGGTCACCACCTTCCCCTTGACTGGTGCGTGCCCGCGGGCCTGCATCAGTTCTGCCATGGCAACAAACGCCTCGCTGATTCCAGTCTTATCTACTTGCTCACCAATCGTGGTCACGTTCCCTCCTTGAGCACTTCATCCAGAGCGGCGAGCCACGACTTGAAAACGTCAGCTAATACGTGACCAGGACCCGCAAAGGCGATGGTGATTGCGAGGTCATCCCTGACCTTCTGGATTGCTTCCCGGTTCTGGCGAAGGCGGAACTCAATGCGATCAGCCGCGCGATACAATCGCACGTACTCAATCGCTCGCTCTAGGGTGTCCACGTCCATAGGCTCGGTCATCGGAGCAGGTCCTTCGAGAGCATGTCGAGCGCCCACTTCGGCCACTGGCTGAGCAGTTCCGGGCATAGGTGTCCGACCACGCGGCCGCTTCCGTTCAAAATAGGAATCCATCTCACTTCTCCCCCTCCTTCGATGGCTCGGCCTTCTTCCCTGGATACTGGCCGCTCGTCGTGTCTCGGAACTCGGGTGGCTTCGCTGGCTCGGTGAGGGCCCCCTCCTTCGATGGCTCGGCCTCTGTCCGTCTATGCCATTCCAGGTATTCCGATGTTTGCAGAACATCGCTCCAAAACGGATGGCGTTCCGGCAGATTGCGCGGCTTCCCATCTTTACGTATAGGGCACGGGCCAAAGAAGCTATGCAACTCGAAGAAGACCTTGCCGCAGCGGTAGGGGCCGTCCGAGATGCTAACTATGGCGTTCCCGACGTGGTAGCAGGTCACGGCTTCCCTCGCTCGGTGAGGGCGCGGAGGACTTCGTTGTCGGCGTCGATCTGCGCCCATTCCCCACAGGTGCATGGGGTGTTACTGGTAATACAATCTTCGGCTGGGCAGCCGTACCCATGGTCCCAAGCCCCACGTTGCTTCTCGGGTATGCGCCGTCGCAATATGCCGACTATTTCCGCCCGTTCCTTCTCGTAGCGTTCGACTTGGGCTCGGAGTTCGCGCCGAAGCTCAACGACACACTCGGGGCACCCGCTAGCCTGGAGCGGATCCCACTTCCCGTGCGTGTTGCAGTAGTACGTGAAAGGGACCGGCGGCCCATCTTTCTCCTGAGCCTGCACGCTTTCGCGCCCATCAGGTGATTGGCTCACGCTATCGCAGCTTCCGGTCCCCTTCTCCTGGCGTTCGATCGACGGGCTCGTAGGTCGCCTCGAAGATGTCTGGCTTGCAGGGGTAGAACTCGCCCTTGATGCCCTTGATGATCCAGTCTCCGGGGCACACGGTGTGGCCCCCTTCCAGCGTGTCGATCCATCCGTGCTCATGCCAGCGGACGCCGCACGAGTGTAGAGTTTGGCCTGCGTACTCTGGCTCCGGGCGACGGAAGTATCGGACGATTCGCCCCTCTCGTTTGGGGTCGCCGTCCTCCGGGTGGTCCCCATTCACATACCAGCGATGGGCCTCAATCACTACGGGCTTCTTCCGGTATTTCGCCATCTTCATCGCCTCCAGGGTTAGTGACGGCTCAAATAGCCGGAGCCGGAGCCGGAGCCGTCGCCGTAGCCGTAGCCGTAGCCGTAGCCGTCGCCGGAGCCGGAGCCGTAGCCGTAGCCGTCGCCGTAGCCGGAGCCGTAGCCGTCGCCGGAGCCGGAGCCGTCGCCGTAGCCGTAGCCGTAGCCGTAGCCGTCGCCGTAGCCGGAGCCGTAGCCGGAGCCGTAGCCGTAGCCGGAGCCGTAGCCGTCGCCGGACGTATGGCTATCCTCTCCTAGAGATGCTTGGACCATTTCCCCTCCACGCAGTCCATCGTGGCGATCACGGTCAGGCGATGGAACCGGAGCGTTGGGCACTTGTCGAGCTTCGTGTCTGAGGTAGGGCCGCCTTCGGCAATCTCGCCGAGTCCTTTCTTCGTGCCCCAAATTCTGACCACCGAGGCATCGGTCAATGTACACTCGTCGCCGTCCTGCTTGTAGCGGCCCACAGCGACCCAGCCTCGCTGGAGAATGACGATCTTCACGTCGGAGTTCCCATTACTCCTGCAAAGCTCGGCCTTGAGTTCCCGCTTCTGGTCCTCGGTCAGTTCGACTTTCATGGTTCTCCTTTCCAGGGTTAGTGACGGCTCGCGGGCCCGGCGTTCGGACTCTGGGGTTTGGCTAGCACCAACCTTTGGAGTATCCGGGCACTTTCACTCCTCGGCGCTATGCTAGTCGCGCCGCCGCGAGCCTCACAGCTTCTTCTCCCTATTCGCTTCTAGAGCCACACCCTCAAGCCTGAACTCGTCGATGTGGGCCACGTTCATCGGCCAGCCGAGCCCTGTATGCATCCACCAGCGGCGACATTCGGGCTTGCAACCGCAACGGTCCCACTTCTTCCTCGATAGAAGGGCCAGCATCTAGAGCTTCTTCCTTTCCGCCTCTAAATAGGCTCTCACGAGTTCCGGGTCGGTCTTGCGGGGCTTGGTGAACTTGAGCAGGTCGAGCTTCGTCACGACTTCAGGCCCAACCTCCGCCTTCCACCATTTGAGCATTGCATCTCCAGCCCCTGGTGAGGCGTCGTGCCATCTCATGTGGCAGGCTCGGCATAGGACGAGCGAGTTGAGGAGGTTCCAGCGAAGCACCCTTGACCGCCGCGAGTGGACGTGCGCCCAATCGAATAGCCCGCTCTCCTTGCCGCACTTGCGGCATTTGTTCCCGTCCCGCAGGAACACGACCTCCCTACAGAGGGCATCCAGTTCCTTCACCGTCGCCCGTCTCTTAGCGGCTCGTGGGGATCGGACCCGCTTCTTGCGAGGGGGGGACAAGAGAAGGAGCCAGCGTTCAAGGGCGTCATAGGATACGCTGGTACCTTCACATTGCCGCCCATCGGAGTAGATGTTGGCCTTCTTGTATTTGAGGAAGTCCGCTATCTCTCGGGCGACCCTGGATGCGGCTCGGTTCACGCAGTCCTTTTCTCGCGGTCCCGAACCACCGCGGCCTTTCCGCTACAT